TCCCTGAGCCAACTCAAACAGAAGCTAAGTGACCCCGCGTTGCTGATGCGGATGTCACGAGAACAGAAACTCCAAGTGATTGAGGTTGTGGAGGAAGTCAAGCGTCGGGTGTCGCGTCGGAAGATTCAGCAATATTATCCCGAAGTCGGCCCCCTCTCCCGTGACAAATACGCAAAGCACATGGAATTCTTTGAGGCTGGAAAGTCGCATCGTGAAAGGTTGATGCTTGCCGCGAACCGCGTGGGCAAAACTGAAGGTGTTGGTGGTTATGAGATGGCTCTCCACCTTACAGGTCAGTATCCAGCGTGGTGGAAAGGTAGACGTTTCAATCATGGCATCAAAGCGTGGGCAGCTGGCGACACGGGTAAAACCGTTAGGGAAATCCTTCAGCATAAATTGCTTGGGCCAGTTGGTGCATGGGGAACTGGTTTACTACCTGGAGATTCCATTACACGAATTGTGCGTGGTACTGGCGGAGTCGCCGACACTGTTGAAATTGTATACGTCAGGCACACAAGTGGAAGCGATTCAATGCTCATCTTCAAATCCTACGACCAGCGCCGCGAGGCGTTCCAAGGGACTGAGCAGGACGTAATCTGGCTCGACGAAGAACCATCTCTCGAAATCTATGTCGAATGCCTAATGCGTACGATGACGAATAATGGGATGCTGATGCTTACTTTCACCCCGTTGTATGGCATGAGTGAAGTGGTTCTCCAGTTCTTGCCCGATGGCCAACTCCCAGCGAACACGAACGACATCGCAGGGCGATTCATCGTGATGGCCACCTGGGACGACGCCCCGCACCTATCGAAGGAGGCCAAGGATGAACTCTGGCGAAGCCTGCCACCTTTCCAACGTGACGCCCGAAGTAAGGGAATCCCTCAGCTTGGCGCTGGAGCGATTTATCCTGTCCCAGAGTCTGACCTACTCGTCGCTCCGTTTGCTATCCCCGCCCATTGGCCAAGGGGATACGGCATGGATGTTGGGTGGAACAACACCGCCGCAGTGTGGGGGGCGATAGATCGTGAACATGACATCCTATACCTTGACTCCGAGTATAAACGTGGTCAAGCTGAACCCAGCATTCATACTGCGGCGATTAAGGCCCGTGGAGACTGGGTGCCCGGATTCATTGACCCCGCTTCCCGAGGTCGAAGTCAGCGGGATGGATCACAGTTGCTTACTGACTATAAACAACTGGGTCTACAGCTACAGTTGGCGGACAACGGCGTAGAGAGTGGTTTGTACGCTGTCTGGAACAGGATGTCCACCGGACGCCTAAAGGTGTTTCGGTCGATGCAGCAATGGCTCGCAGAGTTTCGGTTGTATCGCAGGGACGAACGCGGACGGGTGGTGAAGGACAATGACCACCTCATGGATTGCACCCGTTACCTGGAGTCACGACTTGCGAGAATGGTAGTGAAGCCCCCAACCCGTCAAGGTGTGCAATACGAAAAGCCGGTGTCTGCGTGGTCCTGAAAAATCCTCCAATCTATCGCGGTGGTTGGACAGTGACAAGGTTTAATATTAGAAAGTGTCGTGTTGAGTACTGGGCAGGTTGGCACGGTTGTTTACGGCAGACGCTTATTGGCTGGGAATGGCTATGAACATCGAACGCTGGAAGCAAACCAATCCGCCGATGGTGCAGGATAGCGACGCGACCAAGTTACTCCGTGCTACGGTCTACAAGTTCGACAAAAATGGCAAGGTTGTGAAGGTGGTGAAGCGTGGTTAAAGGGTTAGTGTTGGCGCTCACCCTATTGGGTTTGTCGAGTGTCGCCAAGGCCGATGTCCCCAACGGCGCGGCTTGCACGGTCAATGACTATTACATCTGGGTCTACTTTGAAACAGGTGACGGAATCTTTCCTGACTGCTCGTCGCAGGAGTTCACAGGCGGGGCGAATGACTATTGGCTTGCCGAATACTACTACCCAAACGATGAATATGGCCAGCCGGTGGAGTATTAGATGGAACGTACAGGCTCGCGTCCTCCACAGTTCTCGAACATCGCAGCCCGTGGGGATGTTCAGTCTAGTGGAATGTTGAAGCCTCATCGTAAGGTTAAGCGAATGGTGGTGAAAGGTCGGACGCACTCGATTGCTGCCAAGCCCGACCGAGTGCCGAGTGAAGCACGAAGGGGAAGGTTGTAAGTGCCTAAGTGGCAGACGAGGTATGAAAAGCATGACCATGCGGGTGATTCTTTCACCGACATCAATGGTGGCCATCCAACAAGAGGTGCACAGATGAGTGATGTACAAACTGGTGGAGTGTTGACAGCGGCGAAGCGTAAGAAGATTCCTACCTCAAAGTTTGGTCTCCCAGGTTCGCGTAAGTATCCGATGCCTGACCGAAGTCACGCGGCCAATGCGAAGGCCCGCGCAACACAGATGGTCAAGGTTGGCAAGCTGTCCTCGGCATCGAAGGCCAAGATTGACGCGAAGGCTAATAGAATCCTTCATGGCTGAAAAGAATTACCAGACTCAAGCCTACCAAGCTCAAACTACGAGTGACTTAAAACTTGATAAGGCAGTGGTGTTGTACATGGACGCCGCCGCGATTGCCAAACCCAAGGGCGCACACTGCGATGATTGCATTATGTACATTGGGACCAAGGAAGCACCTGGTAGGTGTGGCGCTGTGGCGGGGGTGATTCAGCCACTTGGCGTATGTGGGTTGTATGTGTTTGGTGAGCCGAATAATTTCAAGGAATCCGGTCACCTGTCGAAGAAGGTTGCTGGATACATTGACGACGGCCCTACCCATTGCGGGACCTGCAAATACTTTAACGGCAAGGATGCATGTAGGAAGGTCGAAGGGGTGATTGAGTTTGGCGGGTGTTGTAATTATTGGACGCCCCGCTAATGGCTCCCCAACCCGTTCTCTACATTATTCGTCATGGTGAAACTGACCTCAACGCGGGTAATAAGTTTAGGGGCTTCATGGATGTTGAGCTTGATTCTAATGGCCGACGCCAAGCGGAAGAGGCTAGAAAGTTTCTACAAGGTGTTCACTTTGCTCAAGCATATTCGAGCGATCTTCGCCGTGCGGCTGAAACTTTGGATATTGTACTGAAGGGTGACAAAGGGTTGATGCCTGAACGACTATGCGCTTTGAGGCCCTGGAACATTGGGGCGATGGCTGGACAGCAGAAGTCGGCGGCGAATAAGCAGAAGTTGAGTGAATATGCGGATAACCCTGACGAACCGGTGCCGGGTGGTGAGTCGTTGGGGTGGTTTAGATCACGATATAAGAACGTGTTGGGGGACATCCTGAGTAAGCAAGGGCCTTCGTTGATTGTCCAACATGCATCGAATGACCATGAGGTTGGTAATATCCTGCATCATGACATTGATGCCCTAGACGTTGAACCTGGTGGGATTATTGGAATCTTCAGGGGTCCAAACGGCTATGCAGGGAAAATTCTAAAAGGTCAGCACACTCAAGCTGCTGATTACAATTCGTAAGGAGAATGGGTATGGCAAAATCAGTCAGTCCGGCGACACAGGGTTATAGTGCAGGGAAAGTGGGAGGTATGACTTCCAATCCTGCTCCTGGAAAGCCTGTGTTCAAGCAGATGACCCTTTCGCGCCAGGGGAATGATATCAAGGCCACACATCACTTCGTGGACCCGATGCATGATAATGAGCATTACCTGTTTGGCGAAGGCGAGCAAAAGGGGTTGATGAACCATATTGGCAAGCACCTTGGGTTTACCAAGATGACGGGTAAGAAGAACGCCCCTGAATCACCTGAGGACCAGAACGCTTCAGCAGTGAATAACGCCAGCGAAGGAGAGAAGTAATGTCGAAGTGGCAGATTGCAGGACTCATTGCGTTGTTGGCGCTTGTGGTTGTGGCGGCCTTTGGGCAGGACAAGCCAAAGGTTGAGTTGAAGCCTGAGGTTAAGCTAACGCTGGTGAGCGACCAGAATGACATGTATAAGCTCGCGCTTCAGATGAAGCAACTGGAGACTCAGTACCAGCAAGGTCAGGCCGCGATGGCTAAACTTCAGGCCAAGTTGGCTGAGGATACGAAGTCTGCGCTTGCCAA